GCTCCGCTCGGCTGGGCCTCGCTTTGCTCGGCTTAGGTTCGCTCCGCTCACGCACTACACAACCCAATACGGTGTTAGTTAGTCTCAACTAACTAACACCGCACAACACCGCCTCGCTCCGCTCGGCTGGGCCTCGCTTTGCTCGGCTTAGGTTCGCTCCGCTCACGCACCACACAACACAACGTGATCGAACGCCATACCAAAATGTTCCACGTGAAACAATGACCCACCAGGCAACGTAGTGAATTATGTGAAATTACAAAAATACTTGTATTCTAGAATATGTGTGCTATAATTAGGGTACAAAGAAGGAGGGACAAAGAAAATGAACAAGAAAGAAAGGACATTAAAAGAAAAATATAAAGAAGTATTGGAAACACAATACAATGATGTGATAGCAAAGATTCAAGGCTGGCACGAACTACCTAATGTATTACAAGCTTTAAGTGATTACACAAATATTTGTATCACAATGTGTGAAAGAATTTATGATGATAAAGAAATAAATTACTCTGATTATATTTATTTGAATGAGCATATCAATAACAATCTTAAAGAAGTTTGTAGGATTGTAAAGAAAGGATAACTTATGAACAATTATACTAGTCTTAGTCGTCTGATTAATGAGTTAAATAGAACGCTTGGTATCACTAGTGATATTGAGCGCGAGAATTTAATTCAATCGTATTATAATCAAGGATTGATAAGTTATAGGCAATACTACCTTTTAAGGTCTAGTATTGTTAAACACGAATATATCCACAACTATTTTATCCAAATGTATGGTGAGAATTGGTAGGTGATAAGTATGAACAAAGATATTAAAATCGAATTAGAATTTTATTTTACATTTGATGGTTTAATTGTTTTACATTCTACAGACTACAGAATCGTTTGGGATGAGTATATCAAGTATTATAATAAATATGGTGCTAATCATGACTATTATTTATATACTGTCAATAAACACGATCTTAAAGATTTTATTAAAATAAAGAGTGATAATTAATATCACTCTTTTAATATTTACTAAGTATATAGCTTAATAATCTTTTCGTTTCCTGGTTGTTATAATAAACGCAGCCGTCTCGATATGACCTTATTAATACGTTTAAACGTTGGTCCTTACGCCAAAGTTTAGCGATCATCATATTTTCGCGATTGTTAGCACCAATAGAATAACAATAACCATATTCTTTATTAATCTGTTGGTTGATATATACATAGCCTGTGTCCATATCAATCCAAGCACCATAATAAATATCATCATAGTATAACGTACATAAATAATCACATACATTTGTTTTCTTCTTGATAAAATCATTTGTATCATAAGCAAAGTTACCAGCGTTATAATCTCCATACGTTGTACCTGATATTAATTTATGGAATTTCGATTTTTCTTTATTTCCTTTTTTGTAATCACTATGGCAAATTTGTACTATAATTTGCTCGACTGAATCATTACCTTTAAATGTATTAAACTCTTTTGCGGGGTTTGGTGATATACCAAAATAACTGAAATATGGGTTAACAATACTAACATTGTTAGCTAATAAATAAACATGTCCTTCTCGTTGCCTAAAAATAGAGTCAATAATATTCAATAAAATCTCAACTTCATTCGGGATGTATGCGTTAAATCCAGCCTTTTCGGGTATAAACTCGTCAACAATGATTGTATCAATGTCTACATAACTTGTTGATTTTAAACTTGCAAAGGCTGTTAAGGATGTAGCATAACCCATCTCACAGCCGTTTATGTAAAAGGTGGTAAAATTGCTACCACCTGTTATTTTAAACTCATCATCTTTAAAATTTTCGAACTGATCATTTAGAAAAGTTTTAATTTTTTTAAGGTCCGTTTTGTATCTCCTCAGATAAAGAAATTGTTTTCCTTTTTTCTTGTAACGACTGATACAGTCTTTTTTGAATCCATAGGTTTTTCCAATTCCACGACCACCAATAATAAAGTTTAGAAATTTATTGTATGATTTTATATTCGTCGGATTGTACCAATCTATTGTTTGTGTCATTTAAATACTCCATATGGATTTGTGTTATAACCTCTTGAGTTAAGTTCACCGCACGCCATCCATCTACGTTCACCTGTTGACGCACTAATCCAACTAATCCAGCAATAACCTTCGCGCTTAACAAAGCCGTCATACTGAACATGCATACCATTTGTATAATATAACCCTGTATCAACACCCTTTAAGCTTGGGGCTTTTCTGATTTTCAAAGTTGTATTTGGATAGAATGTAGCACTTTCTCTGTTGAAATCTGACGGAATACAATTTAAAACAGTTTGAACTGATTTAGTACTTCCTCCAGGAATATGAGGGTCTGTATCAATTCCTGTATCATTTGTCCATCCAATCGCTACCCCATTACGATCTACACGATACGGATATTTGGCACCTTTAATCACTCTACCAATCGTACCATTCCAATCGCCTTTATAAACTTTACCTGTACCATAGCAATTCACGCTTAATGTATTTGTGCAAATTGGTAAGCCTGCTGAATACTTTTCGCCACTTGGAGCGTTTGGAGTACTTGGTTGTGTTGGAGCTACAGTTTGACCATCCAATCTAGCATTTACTTCTAGTGCTAACTGTGACATTTTTGAATGCAAATAAGGACCAGGACAAGATGTAGCTGCAAACATTCTATGTTCAGTTAAACTGCCATTCGCATTACCAGTGTAATTCAATCTAAATCCATATCGTTTACAAATATCAACGCATAGATTTACTAATGCATTCCAAGCTTTTGATGAGATAGTCCATGTATTCGTGTTATCATTCGCAATTTCAATTGTGATAGCTTGGCAATCGTTGTAGTAGTTGCTTGAAGTCCATGCGCGATTCTCTTCGTCAACATTAGCAACGATCGTACCATCTGAGCCGATGCAATAGTTTGCACTGGCCATTCTTCCACTTACTTGGAATGATTGAGCACATCTTTCGGCGCTCCACTGACAAGCCATGTGGTGAGGTGTGATTTTGCAAACTTTATAACCACCTCTACCACGCATATAGTTATCTGCACTAGCAGGAATATATTTATTTGTTAAGCTTGAATATGACATTCATCTTCACCTTCTTCTTTTCCGTTTGATAGCTCTGATTGAGCTTCTTCTGATAATTCTTCAAATTTTACTTCTTTTTCTTCCATGAATTTTACCTCCTAGAAAATATTAAAAAATAATCCATATTCTTGTAATTCAGCGTATAACTCACTTTCAATGGTGATAACCGCACGTCTTGACCCTTGCAACACTTCCGCCAGCGTTTGAATACCAATATTACCTTTACGCTTAAAGCTGTATTCTTCATGTCCTGTTGTATCGTTTGCGCTTTTAGGCTTAGTGATAGTCTTAGCAATGTTATTAACATAGTCGTTTGTTTCAATGTCAATACGTCCTTCAGGAGTTACAGATTGTAAAGCGATACTCGTATCTTCTCCACTGGCTTGTGTGTTACCTCGGCTATCACGTGTATAAGTTTCTGTATAGTTCGTGTTTGCTGTTGGGTCGTCCTGATCTTGGAATGGGATAGTTTTAAACAGTGTATAATATCTATCCATATTGATTTCAAACCAGTGTTGTAACTCAAATTTCCAATATGCATAAGTTTCCTGTCCGATTTCGTCAAACCAAAAATGTTTTAAAATACCGGTTTCCAATGCTTTACGTCTTTCGGGATCGTCATAAAAAGGATAGTTAAAATCAAAAATCTTTTTTCGTGCGATCTCTAACACTTCCATATCACTTAATTCATATTGAGCGTCAATTAACTCTGTAAATGCTAAATTGTGACATACACCACATATTGTTTCGGTGTTTTCAGCAAGCACAGGGCTTTGCAATGTCAATAAATAGTTAGGAACTTTTAATTTATTCATCATTGTCATCACCTTCTTTAACATCCAAATTTTTATTAATATTAAAATCTTTAATACTTGTGTTTGAATCTAATTCAAGTAATTTCATGATTTCTTCATAATCTTCATATGGTGCAAATTCAACACTCGCATTTAATCCGAATTTTTTATTTAATTCCTCAATCGCTTTTTTACGCTCACTAAGCCAAATATTACGAGACGCTATAACCTGTTGGTTGTTAGCGTTGACCTCATCCGAAACCAACCTTTCTTTTTTGTCCATGTTGGCATTTTCAATGCCTAAGAATGTCATACACTCCCTTAAAATCGCCTGTTTCATTCCGTGTAATTCGTCGGCAATAAAAGGTGCGTTCGTTTGTAAAATATTAATATCCTCTGTTCTAAATCCTTTTGACGTGAAGATCGTTTGAACACCTTGCAAGATCTTTTTCATGAACACTTTAAATTGCTGTAACATTCGTCTATCACCGGTAATAATGTACGGTGTCCATTGCATGGTCAAGTTCTGATCCATAGTTCGACTTGTCAATGCTAATTTTTTAGCGTAAAAATTTAAGTATGGAAATAATCCAATGTATAAAGGGCTGTTTTTCATAACAACACATTCATCACTTGTTAACGTCTTTTTAACAAGTGGGCTTGTAGATACTGTATGGTAATCTGTAGGCATTTGATAGTGGTTTAATTTACCGCCTAGTGTTATTTCACTACAAATTAACCCTAATCTTTCATCCTCATAAAATCCAATGTAACCACGCGTTTGTAATACGTATTCTAAATAAAAAGTGTTAATGGACTCCGGCAGACCTTTGTATTTAAACATATTTAAGCTTAACATTTGTAAATATGTGTAATAAATAAAATCCGCTTCTCCATTGTTCATTGTAGCAATATCAACCGCGTTACGGCAATAATCTGTGAACGAACTTGTATCATTTAATAAATCCATTTTTAATCATCTCCTTTTAATTATATGTTAAATAAAAAAGGTTGAAACGTCAACCTTTTCTATATTAATGTATTTTCTTTTCTTTATAGTTTCCAAACTTGTCGCATTGTGTATACTGGTATCTTTCACCATTTATTTGTGAATAATCACCAACATTCTTATTGTGCCATAGTGTAATACCATTATCAAACACACGTTTAATTTTTTCCAAGTCGCTCGGGTCTATGCCTGTACCTTTAATATTACATTTTACGGTCTGTATATAATTCCATGATGTTTTAGATCGTAAATTAGGGTAGTCAACTGTATTTGTAGCATATCCGCGCATGTTCCATATTTTTTCTAGCTTCTGTTTATATTCGTCTGTAGGTCTATAAACGTATAATACAAATGTGTTTAAATCTAGTGCGATTTGTCGCATTAAATCATTTGAACCAGTAACAATACTGTCAGCCGTTGCTTGTGCGTCATGAATACGCGCGTTGTAACTATCCATAGCATTTTGAATATTTGTTTGATTTTGGTATTGTGTTGTTAACTGTCTCAATTGATTACCGATTGCGGTTGATTGACTGTTAGCACTCGCTTGTGCATTTGCGTTTGCAAGTGCGTTTGCGTTTTGCATGTTAGTTTGTTTTGTATTGATTTGATTTTGCATGGCGGTTTGTCCAATACCTAAACCAGCTCCAACCAAACTACCAACCGCACCACCAATATTACCGGTTAACGCGCTGGCAATTCCACCACTTAATCCACCAATTGCGCTTATACTTGCATTGATCATATTTGATTTGTTTTGTAGATCGTTTAAATTACTAGCTAAATTTGTATTGCGTGCGGTCACACTTAAATTTAAGTTATTTTGTAAACTTGTTTGTGCACTTAATGCATTACCGGTAGCGCTTGCTATAGCTGAATTTGTTTCATTTGATCTTCTAATATTGGATAATCCTACGTTCATAGAATTACGTGAGGATTGTAGCATTAAAGCGGTGGTATCACTGATAATAGGTAAGCTAGTCTCATATTGAGATTCAAAAGAAGTATCTAAATTGATTAAATTTGAATAAGAATCATTTGATTTTGTTACTTTATAATTTAATGGCATAATATTCATTTTTGAGCTGTTGGGTGAGCCCACACAAATAAATTGAGCGTTTTGCATGTCCTGCCATAACTCATTTTTAAATACTTTTGTTGTTCCATTATTGTCACTAATTAATAAATAACTGTATGGGTACGTGTATAATTTTGTATATTTAGTAAAACCAATAAACGCTGGTATATCGTATACACGTGTTTCTGGGAATGTTCTTAAATCATTTTCAAACATTGAGTTCATAGGTTTAGCTTTATATGTTAATACTTGATAATCACCTTGTATCTCACCGCTAAAACAATCACGTTTAACCACAACTTGGCCATTTTCGACAACTAAGCCGGGAATGGAATTCGTCACAATGATAGATACACATTTACCTACTAATTTTTCATTTTTTCGGATGGCGTCTAATATTTTTGAAAGTCCGCTGAGTGTTGCATTTTGACCGTTTACACTGCCAACTTTTAAATTAGTTATATCTGTTCCAGTATCTCTATTAAAAGGCAATATATAATAATTGATTTGGGATGGTGTTCCTAATTGTGGATTTGTAAAACTATCTTTTCCGGACATGTCGCAAGTCATGCCAATAACGGCAAAACTAATACTTTGATTAATGTCGATTAGATATTGTTTATCACTAATTAAATCCGTTCCAATCTCTAAATTCTCCGGCTGTGTGTTGATACAAGGTCGTTGTACACCATCACCAGTATCATAATATTGTGGTCTATGTTCGTAAGCGATGTATGACTCCATAAAGTTATTTTCGATTTCAAAACGCCATGTCTGTATTACATCTGTTTCAAAGCTAATACTTGTGGCATTGTCATTTAAATATCCTAAACTTGTAATAAAACAGTAAATCCATTTTGACTTATTGCCTGTATCACCATTTTGATAAATCAAATAATTGTATAACCGTAGATCATCATATAAACCTGGTACGACTACCGTACCATCTTTTCTTTGATACGTATAATTTTCAAAAACAATATGATCGTAATTATCAATAAAAAAATTAAATTGTTTTTCGGGTGTATCGAATGCACCCCAAAATGTATTATTCATTGCGTCAATTTCTAAGCCTTTCAATAAATAAATTTTACTTTGAGGTGTAAATTGACTGTTTACAACTCCTATACTCATTTTAATCATCTCCTTTTATTTTATCTTAAATAAAAATAGTTGAAAGTTCAACTATTTTATTTATCTTTAATATAATTATAAATTTCACGTGCTTTAGTTCCACGTTGTGGTTGGTTTGGGTCGGCTGGTCTTTCGTAGTTGGCTAGAAATTCAATCGCTAATGTATAAGGGTCGGCGGTAGATTTTGAAAAGCTTGCAAAACTTTCGGGATAGGTTGCTGTAGCAATCCACTGCTGGTTATTTTCCATTTCCCATTGAATTCTTTCACACTCACCTACACCAAACTTTGACACATCCGGGTAATATCCTTTTTCTTTTAGCCAGTCAATTATTTTCGTCCACGGTGTCCATTGAACTAGTCCATATCCACGACTTGCTACCGGTTGTGCAAATGGTATATCACCCTCCCAGCGGTTCGGGTTAACAGTACTTTCAAAATAGGAGTTTCCCAATATACCAGCAACCGCGTTTGCGGTCCAACCTCTCGCTTTAAAGAACTGCCAAAAAGCAACCCAATTTTGTTTAGATTCATCTTCTGTAAGTGGTCGAGTATTATTAATATCACCAGGAATAAACCATTCACCAACCGGCGTTGGTGGTTCGGGTGGTATTTCTTCTTTCGTTTTATAAAAACCAAAATCAATACCTAAACCGTCTAACATGAAATAATGTTTAGTGTATTTGTATATGGGTTCGGGTGTTGGAGGTTGTCCACCCTCAAATGTTTTCCACTGTTGCCCATACCCGTTTAAAATATTCGTATCATTTACATAAAATACTTCTGTTGGTAGCACCGAACCGCTTAGCGCGTAACATTGGTTACCATATTGACATGTAACTCCATAATAAACAAGTCCAGCGTTCTGTGTAAATGTTTGGTCGATGTGACAGTGGTCACCTGTTGCCATACCAGCCGTACCCGTATGATAAATTAAATCCCCTTGTGCATATCTTGTTGCGGTTGGTGGGTTTGGATCATGTGTAAAACTTACTGTAACATAGCTTAATCCGTTTGGTGTTAGTACGGGATTATCTGAACTATATGCACGTGTATTTCCGGAACTGTCACTATATGAAAGATGACAACTGAAAGGAGCATACACGGGTACACGGACCTGTCCATTAATTGCATTATCAAAAGGATGTCCACAGCAGTGTGATAAACTTTGTGGGCTTGACCATTGCGTGATGTTCATTGTTTCCATAGGAAATAAACAAACCTCATGACCATCATGTACTAGTTTTTGTCCTGGTTTCATAAATTTAATTCCTCCTCTATTATTGTTAACTCGTTTAATTTCTCTTTACATATATTATAGCGTTCATAATCTACATCTTTTAAAACGTGCATAGCTTGCATATAAAACTCGATATAAAAATAAACACTTAATCCTTCCGGTAAGCTATAAGGAATATCTTCAGGTTTTTTCATTTTATATATACTCGAAAATTCACATTTTACTTTTTCCATTATGATCTCCTTAAAATAATAGCAAGTATTAAATACTTGCTAATTCACACGTTTCCAAAAATATACTGTGATGTACGGATGCATAGTTCTTGAGTTTGAAGTATTTGCCTCAATTTTAAATGTTTGTGAGTTTATTTCTTTATTGTTTTCTTGACAGGCGCTATTAACATATCCGTTTCGCCTACCATCAATTACACCTTCTTGCCATGAGCCATCCGAATTACGCAAATTTAAGTATGATATGTTACTATAATAGTCATTTAATTTAATTCCATAAGTATGATTATGTTCATAATTGCCACCAGTGCTACCTGCCGTAAAGTTCATAGTATTACTGCCATCATTACCAGTACCTTCACCAATTAAGGTTCTACCTTGTCCAAATTGTTCCCAAATTCCTTTTAAATAAGTGCCAGGGTTTGTTTCAGTTAAACTAATGTACACTGATCCAATAGGATAAATAGAATTAATTGTATTATCAATTGTTGTATTAATTGTATTATCAATTGTTGTATTAATAAGACTCGTTAACTCTTCTTTTGTCGTAGTAAATTTAGTATCTGTTTCCGTTTTAAAATTTGATAAATCATTGCTAACACCAGTTATTTTTAGGTTGATTGCGTTTTCTCTTTCTTGCCAGTCAATATTAAACTGATCTTGAACCATTCCTTTAATTTCTACATCCAATTGTGCTTTATTCTTAGCCCATTCAATATTAAATTGTTCTGTGGTAGCCTGTTTACTTGCGGTCACAGATTCGTTTATAGCATATTTTATTTGTTTGTCTACAATCTCATTCCACTGTACCACTACATCATTCACAGCTTTTATTACCCATTCAATATAACCTTGCAATTGGTTAATACATTGGTAAATATTCATACCCGTATTAAATGCGCTAACATATTGTTGAGCGAGATTTTTACCACTTAATTTTAACTCACTGTATTTCGGTAAAATATTTTGTAGTTTACCATCATCAATAATACCCATATTACTCGCCTCCTTCACTATATCCAATTAAAGTTTTTAATTTGTCCGGTAAAATATCAGGGTTAATTTTAGAAATGTTCTCAATAATACTAACAACTTCTGTAATAACCGCATAAGTACAAATTACAGGCACTAGGTCTACCCCAAAAGGTAAAGTCAATAAATTTTCAGCGTAATTAATTAATACACCTAATGCGTAACAGAACACAAATCCAACTTTTTTAAATAATCCATCTCTTAATTTACTAGACTTAATTTGATCGCCGTCCCGAATTGCTCCAACAATTCCAGTAATAAGATCCAAACCATTAAAAACCAATGCCACTAGAATAATTTTCATTTTAATCACCTCTTTCTTTTTCTATCATAATAAAAAATAGTTGAATGTTCAACTATTTTTAAATAAAAAAGAAAAAGAGTTAAATTAATAACTCTTTTTCCTAAGTTGCAATTTACCTAAATAGAAAGGAGGGGGTCATGTCCTACTCATGACACTGATATTATATCACAATTAAGGTTCAAATACAACCTTAACTGAAGTCTCAACATTAGAATTTGTATCTTTAATAGTTACACTTGTTAAACCTTCTTTTGTAATACTATCTAAACCTTGAATCTCAACATGTCTTAAATCCTTTGTTACAACTGCCGATACCGCACTATCATCACCCGCTTCAGCAACAATATTAACAGGTGCATTCAATCCACTAGTCTGTACTGTAAATGCTACTGTTACACTACCACCTTTTTTAACTTGTACAACTGTAGGGTTTGCGTAAATCGCTGTAACTTTTTCATTGACATCACCTGAAACAAACGCAATCGCATTTGCAAATCTAGACGTTGCAATTCCTTCCCAGTGATGTAAAAAGTAGTTCCAATATAAGCCTTTCGCATTGTAAGCAACGCCTACACTATATTTCTGATCAAATACTCTATAAATTTCACTGTCAACAACTAACGCTTCAATTGTTCCTTGCTTTGTACTTGGCAACGTTGGTAAAACTAATACGTGTGCTTTAAATTCAGCAAACTCTAACTGGAATGTCTGCGCTAACCAGTCAATGTTTAAATAACTATTTGATTTTCCGTTTAAAATAACGTAAATATCTTCATAGTCATTTTGTTTAGTCACTGCCATTGCGTTATATTCATTTGTTGGCTCTGTTAAATAAGATACATATTCTGTAATTTTACGAGCTAACTCTTTAGCCGTGTCCGTATCAGTAACAGCACTTGTTTTAACGATCTTCATTAATCCATTTTCATAATGTGTAACTAATGCAGATTTCATATAGTTATAATCATCTTTGTTGTCTCCATTATACATAGAGTCAACAATACGAGCAATCAAACTATTTACACCATCCCAGCTGACAAAATACTTACGCATATCATCATCTGTAATTGTTGCTGGGTAATATGACTTACGGTTAACAACATAAAATGCTGTTTTAATGTCCGGCAACTCACGTTTAAATAATGTGTTTTCCGCGTCGGCTTGATTGTAAGCATGCTCTTTTGCACACTCAACAAAATATTCTTCCATTGTATAGCCTAAAGCCATATTTTCCATTTTAAATGGAGCTAACTTGTTTGTTAAAATATTTCGGTGTGCGATCACTCGACCAATTCGAGTTGCTAAATTCATAAACTCAACACCTAAGCTATCAGGATATTCTAATAATCCATTCATAAATTCTAATGATGAAACTTCATTAGGATCTCCAATTGTAGACTGGAAATTTGGAGAAGATACTCTATACATTGCACTAGCTACTTCTTGGCCTGTTGGTTGTGTTTCCAATCCTAAATCTTCTTGAATCGCTTTTGCAACGTCTTTCCCTGTTGTTCTTGGCATATATAATCACCTCTTTCGTTTTAAATGCCTAATTTTCTTAAATCCATTGGATGTTTCTGTTTCGGTTTTTCATCTCCGGAACTTTCAACACCAATTTGCATGAATAATTTACTGTTAGCCTCTGTTAAAGAATTATTCTTTTCGACTAATTTTGTGTTTTCAGCTTTTAAATCGTCTAATTCTTTAAAGTTTTTTTCAACTTCAGCTCGCATATCATTTAACATAGTCGAGCGTTCCGCTTGATCTTCAACTGTTAACACTTCCGTAAATTTGTTTCTCAATTCGTCACGTTCCATTTTTTACACATCCCTTCTATTTATAAATATATGATATTAATACTGTAAAGTCAATACAAAATAAAACCCTCTTTTACGAGGGTTTCATAAATATAGGTTGTAAAGTTTAAAGTGTTACCAGCTAGATTACTATGCCTAATTATGTTATCAGCACGTTTCACCGCGAGTAATTCTGATATACATGTCTGATTTCCGATCTTTATTCCTTACATATTAATAATAGCATGTTATTTTATTTTTTCAAATCTTCTTTAATTTTATCTTTAACATATTGACTAAATTTTTTATTTTTTAATAAATCTTCAATGTAGCCAACAACTTCAACTTCCTCTTTATTCACACAAACGCAATATTTATTAACATGATCTCGATACCATTGGTTTCTATGTTCTTTCGATTTTTCACTCATCATGATTATCACCTCCCTTTTCTTTACACCATGCTAACGGCTTACCTAATATATACGTGTGGACAAATTCATTTGTCTCATGGTTAACAATGCTCCATCCATCTTTTAAATATTCATTCAATGCGTCTATGTCTTTTCTATACGCGCTATAATCATAATCTTTTATACTTCTCACAATAACAACTTTATTCTTCAATGGAGGACTTCCAAACATGATTTCATTAAATTCTTTTAATCTTTTATCGCACTCTTCAAAAATTCCACCATTTTCATAAGTTAACATTTGATATTGTAATTCATCAACATCTTTTCGTAAAATTTTATTTTCATTGCGTAAATTTGTGTAACTATAATCCATAATCAAACCAACGAAAACAACAACAATTATATTTAATAACAAATTCATAAATATCACTCCTTTATAATCCAAACAAATATCAATATCATTCCTATAGCATATACCACAAATAGAAATGCTACACCAAAACAACACAACGCCATAATTAAATATTTTATTATAGCACTTAAAACACTTATCACTTTATCACCTTCCTATCTACTTTTAATGCTGAATTGTCTATCGACTAATACAATGCCACCTGGAACATGTGTTTTCTTTAAGCAGTCATTAATAACATTGCCAACTCTAAAGTTATCATATGTTACATTCTGTTTAGCCTTTTGTGTCATACCGGCACACTTTACATTTAAATAATAACAAACACCCTCACGAATGTAATACAACTTATCTTTACAATCGTTCTCACTAATAAATTCTTGCTGATGTTCCACATAATCCTTATAACTAATCTCAATTTCTTCCACATACGACTTAGCGCCAATAAAATAAGACCTATTAAATACAGATTCTAGGCCCCAATAACCAAGTTCTTTATCGTCAATAATATCTTTAATAGCGTCCGGAACTTGTGTACCAACTAAATGTATTGAATCCGTGTCAATATATGCGACTCTATGAATACCTACTTTTTGAGCTGTACTAATCGTATATTTACGTGCGTATGCGGTGACAAACTCACCATATGGAAGATATATAGGATCTCTAAACTGTTCGTCAATAACCTCTTTAACTTCTCCATCTTCATATGTTGTAAACATAGGGTCGTGTAGCCTTAATATGCCGTCGTCTTCATCAATAAAAGGGATTTTAGGCGTGACGTTTGGGTTGGTTGCAAACTTCCCGTAAACCGAATTTAATTGTCGTTTTGCAATAAAACGCTGAGCACCTTTCGAGTTTTTCTTAACTTCCATCTGCTCATCTATAAATTGCCTTGCGATACCTACGCAACCTTTGAATTTATACCCGTTGATAAACTCAACGTCGTAAACGTCGTATTGTTCATTAAATAGTTCCCAATCAACACTAGTTACAGTCATTCTCACAATATCCCCGTTTGAACTGTCTACATATTTTTTACTGCCAAAAAATCGAGAAAACTTATCTAGTGATATACAAGGTATATGATCTTTTTTAATGTCAAAAGCGAAACTAACAACGCCTACCCATAGCGGATATTCATTATCTTGTTGATACTCACCCTCAAAGTAAATAGGTGTATCATACGGTAATAATTCATAATACATACGACTGGGAAACAAAGAGTTTACATCAAATACGATTCCTTGCCCTATTTCTTTCTCTTTTAGTTCTGGGTTTGCCCACACGAAACCACCACTGTAAGCCGGTCTTAAATCAGTGTCCACACTCATTTCTAAAGGTGGGAATATCTTTTCAAACGACATAGGCAACGTTTTCTTGAATGCGTCAAAGCTACAGCTAGTAGCTGTCATTTTGTTAAATCCTAATTTAAAACATTCGTTTAGTGCCATACCTTCAATATCAATATCATTGAAAAGATAGTCAACTTCATGTGGTGTTAGCTCGTGTCCTACCTCACGTTTAGCCTTATAATCTAGTTTTAATTTTCGTATTGGTAAATTAAAATCATGTGCGATCTTATCAATACTAAATGGAATTAATTTAAACGAATCCCATATAGTCGTTTTTGTTGATCTATAAATTGAATATTTCCACCATATTTCGATGGAATACCATAAACCTGTATTCGATATAATTGTTTTAAAACATCCGGTTTTAGGCTTGTCCGAATACTCATATCCATTACTTAAAAGCCAGCTTACAATAAACTCACCATCAAAAGCTAAATTATGAAAATATAATTTACGTGTTTTCTGTTTACACCATTCAATGAAACCGTCAATACTATTCCCATATTCTTTCAAGCTTGAGTCACTAACAAAACTTGCGCCCCATGCCCAAACTCTACAGTCTAAAGGGTCGGTTGTAGTCTCAAAATCGCAAGCCCATATTTCTTTAGGCTCTTTTTTCTTTGACATACTACAACCCCCTTTACATTATTTATACTTAACAACACCACCGTTAACATAGGCACGTCCGGTAAATACAGCTAAACTATCTTTTACATCGCTCATATCTGATTTGATATTTTTACTTAGTTGTTCATTAACAAACATCTGATTTTGTGTATATTCTCTTGACATATCTATATAGTTAAATACTGATACCGCTTTACGTTCCTGATAAAACCATTTAATTAATTGTTTATCTGATAAAGATTTAATATCTTTGATTAGTTGTTTACCTTCTTTTTTAGTGATATTACCACCTCGTATTTGTTCCTCTATTGCGGTTTTGTAATTACTACGTAAATTTTTTATTTTCTGATTTTCCTTCTTTGTATTCTTTTTTAAATTTTCAATTCGTTTATCCAATTGTTTAGGATAACGATACGATTCTATGTTTACATGATGAACAGGCTCAAAAAAACCACCTCTGTCATCTCTTAATGTGCTCCTTGCGCTTTTAACACTAACTGGTGTTACAATACCACCTTTTGTTTCATTTAATTTTGATAGTCCGACAGACTTTGAAAGTTGCTTACGTTGCTTATTTTGCTTATCAATTAATTTATTAGCTTTTTCAATTTTATTTCGATTAAAAACAACACCATATTTATTTTCGATAAACCTATTTTCTTTGTTGAATTTTTCAATTGAACGCAAATACTTGTTAAACTCTTTACGATCGCTAAAATCTTTAATGGTTCGAATGTCTGTGAACACAACATCCTGACCCATATTTTGGGCTTTTGTTGCGGTTCTTTTAGCACTTGCTATTGCGTTACGTAAACGCTTAACGTCTCTTGTTGACTTCCTCATTTTAGCCATTTTAAACACCCCCATTTTAAGTCAAAAATAAAAGGGTGTTTGGCTAACACCCTTAATTAATTAGGCTATTTAACAGCCATGCTTAAATATTTATTTGAGCTTGAGTTTGATTTTTTCTGAATGATTGTCACACATACCGGTTCTTTCGTCCAATCATAGTTAAATACCTGTTTTAACTGCTTTAAGCTTTGCAAGAAAGGTTTACTATTTGTCGCATATGCTTTACCTTCTTTATCAATTACAGTAATTAACTTGCTACAGATAATCTCACCTGTTTTTTCATTTTCCTTTTCTACATCTTGCACGATGTAACCAGTTAACCATAAATCTTTACCAACTTGATCTGATAAACCTTCCGCATTGTTTACAGCGTTGAATAAATTAACACGCTGTTCGTGTGTCATATCCTCACTAACTACTAAACCATTGTTTTCCATTGCTACTACTTCATTTACTAAATTTTCCATATTAATTTTTTCTCCTTTTAATTTTTAATGTGCTTTTCTAATTAAATTATTTTCAGTTGTTTAATTTTTGGATTAAGCATAACACCATTTTACAACCTATACGCTTTTATAGAGAAGACATAACTCATCAACATTTTACATGTCGCACCTCCAATAATTCATCAATTTGCATATTTATTAACACAAACCACATAACTAACATTACTATTAATAATATAATGAAATTTATGTATCTGTTTGACACTTTATAATATTTGAAGTTTCCTTTGCAGTGCTGATATATTTGATATATAGATAATAACACCCAAATCATGAAACTTGCAAGAATTAAATTACTATACATAATTATATCCTCGTCTTTCATTTTCTTGAATCATATCATCAAGTGATACCACACCTTGAAAAACCTTACGTTTAAATAACGTCATGGCTTTATATCTAAATGAGTATGTGGCTATAACGCTCTTTGAGCCTAGTTTACAAATATCCATTCTTATTAAATGCCTACGCTGGTAAACTAGATGAAAGCCTAGTTTATAGTCACATAGATACGTTTCTATAATATCAACAATTTTATTTACATTATCCATAGTTAAGTCACTTGGATTATGTGAATGTTTGTAAATTCTACTCATAATTCTTGCCCTCCTTCTTTGTACCCTAATTATAGCACACATATTCTAGAATACAAGTATTTTTGTAATTTCACATAATTCACTACGTTGCCTGGTGGGTCATTGTTTCACGTGGAACATTTTGGTATGGCGTTCGATCACGTTGTGTTGTGTGGTGCGTGAGCGGAGCGAACCTAAGCCGAGCAAAGCGAGGCCCAGCCGAGCGGAGCGAGGCGGTGTTGTGCGGTGTTAGTTAGTTGAGACTAACTAACACCGTATTGGGTTGTGTAGTGCGTGAGCGGAGCGAACCTAAGCCGAGCAAAGCGAGGCCCAGCCGAGCGGAGC